TTATTATGCCATATACTATGAAACTAATTGAATACATAAAAAACAAGCATTCACATGTGCAAGTAATTGCAGGTGGCGGTGTAAGTACAAAACAAGATGCTCAAGCATATATCAATGCAGGAGCAGACCACATAAGTCTAGGAAGTGTATGCTTTACACCCTGGAAAATTAAAGGCATAATTAATGAATGATTTAATATTTACATCAGCAGGTGACTTTTTGAAGAACCAGCAAAAACGTATAGGGTTTGCTTGCAAATATCTGCATCCTGATCAAACACAAAAGAAAAAATTACTAGAAGAAATACAACGTCCGCTAAATACACGTAGCACAACTGTCGCATGGTTGAATAGACAAACACGTGACGTAGCTGAAGAACGCTTGTGGGACATAATGGTTCACAACATTGCGTCATACAAAAGGTTAATTGAGTATGTGGGAAGCCTTCCTCCAGAACTTCGTATGGTCAGACTGGGTAGCGATGTGCTTCCTGTTTATACCGAGCCTACTTGGTCTTATTATTGGCGTAAGCAAGATGTTCGTGACTACTGCGAGAAACACTTCAAGCCAGTCGGTGAAACAGCAAGAGCCCTCGATGTCAGATTATCGATGCACCCAGGCCAATTTACTGTACTTGCAAGCGACAACCCGGACATTGTTGAAAGATCTATAGAGGAGTTTGAATATCATGTTGATTGCATCAGATGGATGGGCTATGGCAAATCGTTCCAGGACTTTAAATGTAACGTCCACATATCCGGCAGGCAAGGTCCAGCCGGTATCAAAGCAGTCCTCCCAAGATTATCTGCGGAGGCGAGAAACACAATTACAATCGAAAATGACGAGAACAAATGGGGGATCGAAGCATCGCTCGAACTATGCGAAGATGTCGCACTTGTACTTGACATACACCATCACTGGGTCAATTCAGGAGAATATATATCTCCCTCCGACGATAGATTTGCTCGCATAATAGATTCGTGGCGTGGTGTACGTCCTGTGATTCATTACAGCGTATCACGCGAAGATATTCTTGTAGAACATCCTATTGACAGCAAACCTGATATGGATATTTTATTATCAGGCGAATACAAAAAAGCTAAACTTAGAGCTCATTCAGATTACATGTGGAATAATGCTGTAAATGACTGGGCACTTAGTTTTTTGGCACATGCAGATATTATGGTAGAAAGCAAAGCAAAAAATCTAGCATCTGTTGCACTGCATAAATACTATACGGAGAACAATAATGAGTTATCTAAACAAAATGTACGGCAGAAAGCCGATTCAAACCGACCAACCTTCGCTCCCCTCTGGTAAAAATCCAAATAGAGTCACAGGAGGATTAAAAGGGCAAGGAGTTGATCATATTGTTATGGTTAGTGAGGACGGTGCAGAACAACAAGTACCTAGTTTTAGGTATGTGCAAAGTTTAGAGGATCAAATACGTAAACAACGAGCGGCTATAAGCGTTCTTGAAAGAACTGTCTCCAGACAAAGTAAAACACTTGAAAGTTTAAATACTTTCGTAAGGAGTAAGTAATGTATATTGATAGTGGAAAAGACTTAAAAGTTGACAAAATTACTAGTCCTAGACCAGATAAAATAGGATCAGGTGGTAATAGTCGAACACAACTAAATGTAAAACAATCTAATTTAGTTAAAAAACAAGTAAAAGGAATGAAAACTACCGGTTCCTTTACATCAAAAGGGGAGAAGTACGCATGATTAAAAAGTGGTTAGATTCAAGAATGAAGGAACGCACATCTTGGGATGGTGCGGCGCTTGTAATACTAGGCTTAATGGTTTTGTTTCTTGCTCCGTTAGCTAAAATTGCGGCAGGCATTGCTATTGCATACGGTGCATGGACAATCTGGAAAAGCGAATGAAACTTCAATTGACTGATAATGCAAAGGCTTATCTTGCAAAAGTAGGTAAGCCTAATGTATCTCTAACAGTCAAAGGTGGAGGATGTTCTGGTTTTCAATACGAATGGGGTGTAACTGACAAAGAAGCAACAATAGGAAATCTATGGTTAGATCCTATGGCAGAAATGTTTGTATTTGGTTGCACTGTTGACTATGTAGAAGAGCTAGGCGGATCTTATCTAAAAGTAGTAAATCCTAATGCTACAGCCAGTTGCGGTTGTGGTGAATCATTTGCTGTTTAAAGTTTACTAATAGGGATATCAGAACTTGCAGGCAAATCCCACATTTGCTTCTTTTCTATGCCTTTTTTCTGTGCAAAAACTTTTGCATTACAATTTTTACAAACATGAAAATAATTATTACTTAGACGCTTAGGATCCATACTGCTTCTAAGCCGTTTAAATTCCTCATCACAACTATCACACTTAAATAAAGCAATAGTTTGGCTTCTCATATATGTATGTTCAGCACCTAACTTGCTTTTACGTGTATGTTTAGTTTTAATACTATATTCTTTAATGAACATATAGTATTTACATTAAGATTATAAAAACAAACGATAAATATGTTTAAGCAGTTTAACCTGGAGTAAATATAATGGCAAAACAAGATGTAAACATTGGTGTTGAGGGTAATGACGGCACCGGCGATAGTATACGTGAATCCTTTCGTAAAGTAAATGAAAACTTCCAAGAATTATATGCAGTATTTGGACAAGGTGGACAAATTGGATTTACTACACTAGGAGATACTCCAAATTCCATAGAAGGCGGAAAAATTATTACAACCAATGCATCTGGTACAGCCATTATTTACAGTGAAATTGGTAGTGATTCAGATTTAAATCCTATTAATAATGATAGTGTATCAGTTGATACAGCATCAGTACCTGGTAAAATTATCCTATCAACAACATTTAGTGCTATTGTAGATGATAATACTGCTCCAACATTAGGATCACATCTTAACGCCGCAAATTTTGGTATTGCCGGCGTAGCAATTACTGAATCTGCCGCAGTTGCCTTAAACTCCCAACCTGGCAGAACAACAAGTTACACGATTGATGATCTTGTTATCACAAGAGGGTACGCAGATAGAAGATATATCACAAGTGGCCTGCCTATTAGAATTGCACCAGAACCAGCTGATACCTCAGGATTTATTAAAACTATAACATCTTATGTAGATGGTAACCTATTCATTGCAGGGCACGGATATGATAGTGGTGCTAATGGTACAGCATTTATTTTCACAGCGGAAGATACAGATCCAAATAATCTAGTTACAGGCCAAACCTATTATATTAGATTCGCTACCACAGATCAACTATCATTATTTAATTCAGCAGAAGAAGCAAGAACTGAATCTTCATCAGAGGCGGCGGCCAATAAAATTAATGTTTCAGGAACAATATCTGCTAACGATACACACAAAATTACAGATGCTGGTTATGATGCGACACTTCCAGGCAACTTCTTAAGTGATGTTGGTATGCCTAGAAAGAGCATTACTCGAAGGCAAGGTGACACAATGGAAGGAACATTATTCCTTTCAGATCATCCTGGTGATTTAGCAGGTGACGGAACTCCAAACGGAGAAGAAGACTTACAAGCCGCAACAAAATATTATGTTGATAACACTGCATATAGTTCACCTGAGGTGTTGCATGTTAGTACTAGCGGCGACGATACTATGCAAGGTGTACCTAATGGAAAAGAAGGCACATCATTTACATATGCTTTTAGATCCATAAATGCCGCGGCAAGACGAGCAGAAGAATTAGTAAAAACAGCACCGGAAGAGCCAGGACCATATTTTCAAACATTAGCACATACAACTGGTGGTACTACAACCGACTGTGTTACTGATACGCAAGGAGTTGAAAATCCAACTTCACCAATTACTAATGCAACTTTAAAATTAAACAAAGATTATATTATAGCAGAAGTTAGTGCGTATATAAGCTACACATTTCCTAATTTTACATACAATAAAGCAACTTGCGAAAGAGACTTAGGATTAATAATTGATTCTTTAAGAATAGACGCTAATAGAGGTGATACTGCTAACAGTATGACAAGGATTGCCGCTGAGAGATATTATTCTAGCGTTAGCGGAAGAATTACAATTACAACACAATTAAAGCAAACTGTAAATGCATTTAGTTTCTTAGGCACTTTAATAACAGATAGTATATTACAAAATAAAAAACTTAATGAAAAAGATTTGCTTGCAAATAACAATGGTTTAACAAAATTTGATGGAGCAAATCCTGGAAGAATTATAACACAGACAGATCACGGATTATCCGACGGAAATATTATACAATTTTTCGGTGTTGGAGGTATGACTGAAATAAATGATAAATTTGCTTTTGTAAAAGTAATTGATGCAACAACAGCAGAATTATTTGCAGATGCTTCTTTAACTACTGCATTTGACAACAGCACTTTTAGCAATTATACTTCTGTAGGAAAAATTGGATTACGTTATCAAACTAAATTCCAACAAGATACTTCAGGCACACAAGTAAGCGATGGTATTGGTGGCGGTGCAGAACCTAATGCCGCAAGTTCTGTGACAAACAATGTAGCATTAATCAATAATATTATTCAAAACGGTATTGAGTCAGGTGCAGACATAGTGTTTGGAAGCAGATACTTCTTAACTGTAGATAACAACTCTAGCGGATTTATTGACCAAACTAATCCAGACAACACAGATGCTTTACCAGGAAAAGTTATCAGAGGTAAGAGATCAGGTGCATTAGGTAGAATTATTACATTTTCTCAAACAACTAATGAAACAACTTTCTTCATGCAATTATTAGAGCCTAAAGAGTTTGATGCAACACAGGACAATGCTACACAATCACCAGGCGAAGAACTTGAAATGGGTAACTTTGTTAAGAAAAAGCAAGTTACAATAAGAGTAGAAACAGGACAATATGAAGAAGACTATCCAATCAGACTGCCTAATAATACATCACTCAAAGGTGATGAATTTAGACGAGTAATAATACGTCCGAAACAACGTGTTTCACAAAGTAAATGGGCAAGAACATATTTTTATAGAGATAGTGAATTTGATGGTGTAACCCTACATACCACAGGAACGCCGTTCTTTAATCAAGAAGGTATACAAACAGGATTTTTTGGTAATCATTACTTGTCTGATAACACTAAACCAATACAAGTGGGATCTGATGTAAGTAATTTAGGATTTTACAAACAAGCCGCAAAAGTAATAAAAAGCAATAAACAATTTATTCAAGATGAAGTTATATATTTTGTTAACGCAAGTTTTGTAACTGGAAGTCCGCACACATATGTAGGTGGTACAGCAAGCAACGCAGTTCAATCTGGCGGTGCTTATGCACATACATTTGTATCAGGATCAGTACAAAGTAATGTTGGTAATTTACCTAATCCAATTACTGATATTGTATATACTCCTGCTGACGGTAACATGGTTATAACTTCTGCCACACATGGATTAACAACAGCAAATACAATTACTATTGCTGATAATGCATTATCCTTTACTTGTGCAATGGATGGTAATACAGCAACCAAAACATATCCAAGGTCAACTGATCCTGCATCTGGACAAACTCTTGCTATAACTGCATCAGACACAAATACTTTTACTATCAATGTAGGCGCATCACCTATCGTAAATCATGATGTAACTAATGCAATTTATGATCCAGCTACAGGAGACATGACACTAACCATTGGTCCTCATACACTTTCTGCAGGAACAAGTATAAAAATTGCTACAAATTCATTAACATTTACGTGTGATATAGATGATAATGCAACTAATCATACATATCCAAGAGTAGGAGACCCTGCTTATGATACTGCTATCAATATTGATTCAACAGGTACAAACACTATAACTGTCAATGTAGGTGTTCAAGGCACCTTCACTTATAATGAAGAAAAATGTAGACGTGATACAGGAATTATTGTTGACGGACTTGTAAGAGATTTGCTAAATGGTGGTAAAGAATTTGCCTTAGAAAATCAAGGAGAATATTATTCAGGTGCTGTATCAGGACAGGAATCACAAACAGCCGCGGCCATTGGTCACATAAGCACCTTAGCAGGACAACTGCTTGTTGGAACTGCTCCTACAAAACATGCTGGTACTAATTTTGATCCAGATATATCTGCTGGTGATGTACAACCGGTTTGGTCAGCTGGTAATCTTTATGCACAAGGAGATTTTGTAGTCAGAGGCACTGGAGGCGGTGCAAGATATTATAGGGCTCTTAGGAAACATACATCTACATCTGCAAATGAAGTTGTAGACCCTGGCACATCAAATATAATTTTAGATCCAGATATTTGGGTAGAAGTAACCAGTGTTGTAACACTTGTTGGACAATTAATTGATATTGTACAATATCCTTTAGAAAATCCAAGTACTTGGAATCCGCCATTACGTAATGATCAAATGGATGTTTTCTTGTTGGACGATGCAACTATTGTAAGAAATGTAACTGTGCAAGGACACGGCGGCTTTATGTGTGTGCTTGATCCAGAAGGACAAGTGTTAACAAAGTCACCGTATATTCAAACTGCATCTAGTTTTTCCAAAAGTGAAAACAAAAAAGCATTTAGAGGTGGTATGTATGTTGATGCATATACAGGTAATATTCCTATGCGTATCCTTGCAAATAGTGGAAGTTCTACATCAGTTGGTGTAAGTGGAGGTGCAGTTACATTAAATTCTTTTACTATTGCTGTAGAAAGTTTAGATGTAGGAGGACAACCACAAGGACTTAAATTACGTCTGCCACAATTACCAGCTCCATTCTATTTTGAAGGAATACGCTATCAAGTTAATGCTATATCAAATTATGATAGCGGAACAGGTAAAGCTGTTTTATATTTAGATCCAGGTAGTAATAGTAGTAACGGATATAATAAAGCTGGTGGAGATTCGCCAGGCGATCCAGGTCACGGTGACGATGATATTATTCAAGATTTATTCTTACAAACAGCAGGTAATAGATCTATATTAGGTAATGACTTTACGCAAATTAATGATTTAGCATATGGTCTAGTTACAAATAATGGTGCATTCTCTGAAATGGTTAGTATGTTTACATATTATACGCATGCGGCATATTATGCGGCAAACGGTTCAGAGATTAGATCACTTAACGGTTCTAATGGTTATGGTAATTTTGGATTAGTTGCTGAAGGAGCTGATCCTAACGAAATTCCAGATCAGGTTACATTGGCAAGAGACCAAGCACAAGCTATCAAGGCATTTACTTTTGGATCATTTACAAATGCTGTAGGTGATACAAGTATTACAGTTTATGATTATAAAGTTAATCCACTCAAAAATGCTATTGTTTATGTTCCGCATTCTACAGTTGGACCATTAAATTATAAAATTACAAATATACAAAATTTATCAGATCCTAACAATAATGGTGACATTGGTGCAGATGGAGCTCCTGTCGTTACAGGTATAAACTCGCTTGATAGCACATTTGGAGGTGGAGCAGGCTTCACAGGCACTCCAGCTAACTCAACCGGAAACTTTACAATTACACAAAATACAACTACAGGAACTGGCACAGGTTTTAAAGCTGTAGTTAGTATATCAGCAGGTACTGTAAGTGGTATCACTATAGGAAATAGCGGTCAAGGACATGCTATTGCTGACGAAATTACTTTGTTAGGTACAAGTATGGGAGGAGCTTCTCCTACAAACGATCTTACAGTTAAGGTAGGTGCAATATTCCAAGGCACTGCTGGAACATTCAGTAACGAAATTTATAGATTAACAATCCAAGAAGCAGGATCTAACACAGACTTCTTTCCAGATATACAAGAAAATATTGCACACGATGATTTAATTGAATATAGACATTCTGAAACATTAATATTTGATGGTGTGAACAGTCAAGATATTACTGAGCGTCCAAGTACAGCAGTAAACTTTGATGAAAGTGATACAAAGACATATAGAAGTACTTCATTTACAATTACTGATGATCAAGGAGCTAATCTTCCTAGCACACAAATTAAAGCAATATTTGATACTGATTTTGACTATGTAGAAGTTGAACTAGATCCTTTAGGACGTAGTACACAAGCATCATTGGTAGGCGGTACAGGTCAAATGGGTGCAAACAACACTGACCAATATCTTTCTGTCAAAGCGTTAAACGCAGGTGACGCAATACGTATATTGCAAGATGCTACTGATACAGTAAATCAAACAATTAAAAATCCTGGTGATGCAGGATACACAGGTGGTATGATATTTTCATACAATTCAAGAATTTTGCAAGCCATAGAATACGGTGCTGTAACAACAGGAACAATTACAGATATTCAGATAGCAGGATCTGGTGATTTTGAAATTACAATTACAGATAATACCCACGGCTTATCAAATGGTGATCAAGTTACATTTTCAGATATATTAGGAACTACACAATTAAATGGCACAACTAAATTTGTTGGCGATGTAACGCTAAACACTTTTGTATTGTATGAAGATGCAGGACTAACATCAAAAACAAACGGAAGCACATTTACTGCATATACAGGTCCAAGCGGCACATGGGTCGATGCTGAAAGTGTATACTTCCTAAAAGTACAAGCGTTAACTGCTAATGACGTAACAGGTAGTACAGCCAACAATATTGGTTATGTAAATGATGTTCAAAGAAATGTTTATGCTGGATTAATAAATGGTACAACAGCTGAAATAACAATAGCAATTTCATTACTTAGAGCAACAGGACACGACTTTACTGAAATTGGTACAGGTGGATTTAACACAAGTAACTATCCTAATGTTTTATTAGGTAGTGCAGTCGGAGGATTAGAAGCAAAAGCAGGTCCTTATACTGATGCTGATAATGCTACAAGCTCGCAAGTATGGGAAAGAAGAAAAGGAAGAGTCTTCTTTATTAGTTCTGATAACGATGGATTCTTTAGAGTAGGTAAGTATTTTGTTGTTGACCAATCTACAGGATCAATTACTTTTGCAGGTGAAGTTGGAATTAGTAGAGCTGCTTCTTTAGGATTTAAAGAAGGTGTGACTATTGATGAATTTTCAAATGATGAACTATTTACAGATAATAGTGATACAGCAGTTCCTACAGAAAAAGCTATAGCAAACTATGTGAGCAGAAGATTAGGTCATAATGGAACAGCTCAATTAACAGGTTCAAATAGATTTGATCCAGGATTTTTAGCACTTAATGGTTCAACTGGAATGGAAGCTACATTAGACATGAGCTCTAATAAAATTGCTAACCTTCAAGATCCTACAGATTTAAAAGATGCTGTGACAAAAGAGTTTATGGACGAGGCTGTATCAGCATATGATGAAATTACAGATTTAAGAAACTGGACTGATCATTCTGTATCACCTGCTAATTTAACAAAACAACTAGTTGTTCCTACAGGTGTAAGAAAGATAGTTGTAGAGGCAGAATCAAGTACATTATTTGACCCTAATAGTGCAAACAAAGAAATAACAGGATCAGGTGGAGCTACAGGTACATTAATAGCAAGGGAAGCAAGATTTGATAAAGTACAGAATGCTAATGTTGTTATTCTTACATATACTCCTGGCGCAACTGATTTTACAAATTTAGGATCTGTCCAACAAACAAGTCCAAGTGTTTCAAGTGCAATATTAGAAGCACCTATCGATGAATATGTAAGAGCTGTAGAAAGTACAGCAAGTGATATTAATTTAACTGTCACAAGAGGTGCAACAAATACAGAATGGGATTTACAGATTGAAGCAGATAGCATAATCAATGCAGATGTACATGCTCCAATTGATAATACAGAATTCACTACAGATGCTATTGTACAAAGCAAACTGAATATGAATGTTGCCTCAGCAATAGCGGCGGCTCCTACAGGAGATGCACAAACAATACAAGCATCATTAGGTGTTGCGGCTTTTGATGACGATGACTTTACTGTTACTGATGGTTGGGTTACACTTAAAGAAAATCAAGTAGATTTAGCAGATTTACCTGAACTAGATCAATATCAAATAATTGGTAGAACTACAGCAGGTGTTGGTGATCCAGAAATTGATACCTATGCAAATGTTGTTGATAAAGGTCTTGGTATAGCAGACGGAGACTTTACTGCGGTACAGCCATATGGCAATCCAGTAAATGATCCTGGAAAAGCACTTATAACAACAGGCACAGGAGTATATACAACAAGTGAAGTTGCATATGATAACGAAAATGTTAGTATTGCAAAACGTGATGATAGCGGAAACTTACACGCAACTGCATTTATTGTAGGTGCAAATTCTACAAACGTTGTGTTAAGTGAAAGTTCAAATACACTTACTTTTAGCACACCAGAACAAGGAAAAATACTTGATGCAGTTGGATCAAGTAAGCCTACTATTAACACAGGTGGTGTAATAAGAGTTGGAGATATATCTGCATATACAGAAAGTGTATTGCATAGAAACTCACCGTTTGGTTCTGTAGGCGGAGCAGGTGGTGGCACAACGGAAGTATCTGCTGTAAGAACACGTTGGACTTATACAAGTTTCATAGAAGCTCCAGATGAATTAGATGGAACAGGGACTGGAATAGGTATAGGAGAAAATACAGGATTCTCACAAGGTGGTGCAGATATTGTAACCTTTGTTACAGGAGGTAACGTTGAAGCAAAAGTAACTACAACAGGTATTGAATCAGATGACATAAGAAGTATGACAACTGATACAAATCTTAATATTCAAGCTAATGGTACTGGAACAGTTTATGTAAACGATACAATGACTGTTACAGGACAAATTACAGGAACTATTGACAACGCAGATAATGCAACAAACGCAAATAATATCAATGTTGATGAGAAAAATGATTCAGTAAACTACCAAGTTTTATTTAGTGATGCTAACGGAACATCATTCCAACGTCCTTACATAGATACTGATGACGCCCATTTTACATACAATCCAAACACACATAGTTTGACTGTAGGGACTATTCAAGCAACTACATTAACAACAGGTGCCGCAACAACCACAGGTAGTGTCACAGGTAGATGGAGCCTAACAGCAAATTCTAGATTCGAAGCTACATATGCTGACTTGGCGGAATACTATGAAGGCGATAAAGAATATGAAGTAGGCACTGTATTAATATTTGGCGGAGAAAAAGAAGTTACTGAAAGCACAGAACACAAATCTACAAAAGTAGCAGGAGTTGTCAGTGATCAAAGTGCATATACAATGAACCAAGAATGCCCAGGTATTAAAACATTGGTTGCATTGCAAGGTAAAGTCCCTGTAAACGTAATCGGCAAAATACAAAAAGGCGACATGCTTGTTGCAAGTGCAATACCAGGATATGCAGTAGCTGATAACGATCCAAAAGTTGGAAGTGTAATTGGAAAAGCAATAGATACAAAAGACGATGCGGACAAAGGTGTTGTAAACGCTGTGGTAGGCAGAGTTTAATGAAAAATAAATATAGTAGCGAGGACCAAAATGGCTGATAGATATCCTTTAGTTGTAGACACAACAGACAGTAATAAAATTAAAGAACTTCCAAATGGTGATAGTTTAAATCTAACTGGTAATAATATTACAGGAGCAATTAATATTACTGCAACTGGCACTATTACAGCAAATGATTTGAATATTACAAATGGTGTTGCTATTAACGGTCTTAATCTTGCAACGGTTGCAACAACGGGCGACTATGGTGATTTAATTGGTACCCCAACACAAGTATCAACTTTTGCAAATGATTCACAGTATGTTAGCCAAGGACAAAATGTTTCTGTGTTAACAAATGATGCTGGATATTTGACATCAGTAACATTTAATGATATAACTAGTCTTCCTACTACACTAGGCGGTTATGGTATTACTGATGCGGCGACACAAGCACAAGGAGCGTTAGCACAGTCTGCTTTACAGCCTGCAGATAATATTTCTACTCTAACAAATGATGCAGGATTTGTTACATTAACGCAACTTACAGATGGATCAATTACAGTAGATGTTAACAATTCAGGAGATTTAGTAGGTAGTGTATTTGCAGACGATAGCACTGTTATGATAGATAGCATATTGGCCGCGGTTAATTTAGATGGAACAATTAGAAGTAATGTCAAACCGCATGCAGATACTTTATATGATTTAGGAAGTTTAAGTAACCAATTTAAAGATTTGTATATTAATGGTGAAATAAAATTTGGTTCTAATGCTGTACCAATAGATTTACCGCCTAATAGTACAATGAACGGCATAGTTATTGGCAGTGGGTCAGGCGGTGGCGGCGGTGGATTCATTACCGTAGCGGCAGACGATAGTACAACAAGAATTATAAACAGAGGCGAGACATTTAAAATAAGTGGAGGCACAGGTATTACTACTTCAAGTGATGCAGAAGGTGAAATTACTATTAATGGTTCGCCAGGCACTCTTAACACAGCAGGAAACACAGGTACAGGAAGTATAAACCTTGCAAGTGAAACTATGCAAGTTCTAGGCACTACAAATGAAATAAATGTAGAAGCGGCCGCTTTTGCTTTATCATTAAGTTTAGCTGATAATATTTCAGGTATATTATCTTTAAATGCTACAACATCTTTGACAGGCGGTGCAGTAGTATTAAGCGGATCAAACATTGATACATCTGATAGTAGTGCAATGACAATTACTCCAGCAGTAACTTTCGAAAGCGACTTAATTGTACAAAATAATTTGACAGTAGACAACGACTTAAATGTTACAGGATCTTTCAATACAGTTGGATCAGGAACACCAGAAATATTTTCAGATAATGAAATAGAATTAAATGCAGGAACAAGGATACAAGCAACAAGTGGTCCATTTCAAATGCTTGCTGTTACAACTTCACAGCGAGATGCTCTTAGTCCTGAAAATGCAGATTTAGTATATAACACATCTACTAATGTATTCCAAGGTCGTGCAAATGGTTCTTGGGTAAACTTATCTGGTAGTGCAGGCATAGCTAATGTAGTGGAAGATACGACTCCACAATTAGGTGGAAATTTAGATGTAAATGGCAAAACAGTGCAGTATCAATTTAACTTAGGTGCAGATGGCATCAATCATTATGTGTTTACTGACCCAGGGAATGTTTGGTTTCCTTCATCAGAAAATGATCCTACATTATATTTACGTAGAGGTGAAACATATGTTTTTAATAATACCTCAGGAGCCCATCCTTTTAGAATACAATCAACAACTGGTACAAGTGGCACACCATATAACGATGGTGTAACAAATAACGGCACAATTGGTGTGGTTACATTTAAGGTGCCTATGAGTGCTCCTGCAACACTGTATTACCAATGTACATCTCACACAAATATGAACGGCACAATTAATATTGTATAGGAGTTACTATGAGTGAAAAGTACTACCAGCTAGGAACACACACTACAGAACAATGGACTGAATTACATGCAGAATTAATAGCTGATGGCAACACCTATGAATCAGTTCCTAGTAGACAAGTTGCAGTAGAAGATGAAAAATTACATAGTCCTACTAGAGGATCTTATTTATTGACTGACGAAGAGGCAACAGCCTTAAAGGCAGATCCCAGAGTAAAATTTATCAATATAGATTACATGAAATATCCTGAAACTTATGCTCCACCACCAGATGAGATATATGCAACTCGTCCAGAATTAATAGATAGGTATCAAACTACTGTAAAAGTCCATAGAGAGTTTGAAAATTCTAATAATTTAAATAACGATGACATCAATAGAACAGGATACCAATTATGGAGATGTATGCAAAAATTAGATCCATGGGTAGAAAATGGCTATGCAGATAATTATGTAGGAGATGTCAATATACAGCAATATGGCTCAGGTAAAGATGTTGATGTCATAGTAGCAGACGACGGTGCAGGATGGATAGGACATCCAGAGTTTCAAAACAACTGCACAGGTGCACCTCCGCCTGCAGATTATGTAGGAGGCAATTTATTACCTGGAAACGGTACATGTGACTTGTTGGACTTAGTTTTAGATGCTCCTTACTACTTGGATCCAGATTATTTTAACGCAGATTCTGCAAATAGGCTAACAACGAGATTCGACGGGACCACTGTCCCTGTAGAAAGTTTTGCAAGAGGATGGTGGACAAATTCATCTAACAGGAGTACAAAATTTCAATCATTTGGAACTGTAAGTTCTTTAGGTTCAAGCTACACTAGAAGTAACTGTAATGGAGATAACACAAGCCCTCCACCTTTTTCTGTAACAAGGCATTCAACATGTTGTTGTGCATTAACTTTCGGTAGGACCCAAGGTTGGGCTTACAATGCAAATAAATGGGTGCTGAATTTGTATGGTTCCTATGGATCAGGTATTGAACAAGGTTTCGATTTACAAAAACTTTTTCATCAGATGAAGCCAATCAATCCAGACTACGGGAATAAAAATCCAACCTTAAGTTCAAACAGTTGGGGGTATAGAGCTAATAAACAGCCAGGCGGCACATATTATTATCACTACAGAGGTGGTTCTGCAACTTCTTATACGAACGAATCAGGTATTGCTTGGTTAAGCCACATGGGCTCACAAGGAGACGCCGGGCGTTGGAAATCAGAAATGAAAACAAATTCTTTAACAACTGCTCTAGATGAATTAATTGATTCAGGTGTAATATTTGTATGTGCCGCAGGCAACAGTAATCAAAAACAAGTAAACTACGGACACCCAGATTTTGATAATTATATCGCCCAAAATAATTCAGACACATTAGAAGAAAGCACATTTTTTGAATTTAGTGTAGAAGTTACCGGAACAACTAATCGTAGAGGATTTCCACAACAAGGTGGTAAACATGTAAAAAGTAATGGAGCAATAGATTACAAAACAATCAACATAGGTGCTTTAGACGATGAATATAAAAGTTCAAAAGAAGCCAAAGTAGGTTATAGTGATAGAGGTGAAGGTATAGACTGTTATCTACCTGCCGACGGTACTCTCGCCGCAAACACTTATTACGCATCTGAAGGACGATATCCTTCTACATATCCAGGATTTACTGCAAACACTGGATCTGGTGTAGGTGTCCCTGAAGATACAGGTTTCGGAGGGACTAGTGCGGCTTGTCCTGTGGCGGCAGGATTTATATCCACTGTATTAGAACACAATAGAGATTGGACTTATAAACAGGTTAAAAAATGGATACAAAGTTTAGATGTACAAGACGGGTCAGACTTTTATATAGGGACTGAATCTACAAGCACTAATGATTCTAATTGGTTTGACTATAACAGCCTTGAAGGAGGAGATGCTAAAGTTTTATATCAAGGTAATATAGATCGTAGAACAAGAAAAGGCATTCGACGTGTTTTAAGTAAGGGTATACAAATACGTAATCCTAACATAAGGATTAAGAAGAATAAATAATAGTAGGAGACAAGTATGCCGATAGATAGAATTAATGTAGGAACACTAGCAAATGATGGTACAGGAGATGACCTAAGGCAGGCTTTTGTAAAAGTCAACAATAATTTTGACGATTTAGACTTAAGAGTGCAAGGTCAAGCTACTGCAACTAATTTAGGGTCTGGTACTGGTATATTCTATAGCAAAGAAAACGGTGTCATTGGACTTAAAAGTCTAGTTGCTGGTACAAATATAGAAATTACAAGCGATGAAAATACAGTAACAATTAACAATGCTGGAACAATCAATTTACAAGCAACAAGCGGAACAGGTGCAGTAACAGGTGCAAATAGGACGTTAATTGTGCAAGGAGGCACAAATGTAAGCACTACAGCACTAGGCAACACAATTACAGTAAACATAGATGCAACAGGATTAGTGCAAAGTGATACAAATCCATCTTTAGGTGGCAATTTAGATGCTAATAACAATAACATAAACAATGTCAATTCACTTACAGCTACCGAGTTGAATGGTGCTCTTACAGGTACAGTTGACGGTATTAATGTTACAGCAATGTACAATAGCATGAGGAATGTAAGAGGTTTTGATTTTGGTGACGTTACAAATAATTACACTTCTGCTCTAGATTTTGTAGTTGCAAATACAACAGTTGATTATGGGTCTATAATTACTCCGTCATCAACAATTTCAGATTTTGGCTCTATAGTATAAACGATAAATATGCTATATAGGGATTAGTATATGGCAAATTATTGGACAGAAATATCAGGTAAAACACTTCTTACACTTGACGAGCAAGTAACTATTGCTCCTTATACCTTGCCGCTATCAGAAACAAATGCTACAGTCAGTTTGATAAGCGGAAAGTTACCTGGTGGAATTTATCTTGATGGTATACAACTTAAAGGCACACCAAGAGAAGTCCCGAGAGAAACTAATTTTAGATTTGTTTTAAGGGCAACGTTTAATAACGAAATAAGTGATAGAACATTTAATATAATAGTTCAAGGAGCAGATTTGCCTGTTTGGCAAACTCCTGAAGATTTATTACCAGCAGGGAACAACGGTGTATACTATATATTAGATAGTGCTCCTATAGATTTTCAGCTAGAAGTTATAGACACTGATACCGAAGCTGGCCAAAAATTAGAATATTTTATAGGTAGTTTAGGCGGAGAATTACCTCCAGGCATAAGACTAACTACAGATGGTAGGTTAGTTGGAATAGTTGATCCTATAAGGGCCATAGAACTAAGGAGTGCTAGTGGTTATTATGATGAAGTAGGATATGATGAAGATCTTAAAACTGGTTATGACTGGAGTATTCCTGATAATAATGGTTTTGATAGTTTTTACTATGATACAACAACTTATGATTTAAGCACACCTACTCAATCACCAAAAAAATTAAATAGGTACTATGAATTTATAGTTTCTGTCAGTGACGGCGATACAGTAGCAAATAGAAAATTTAGAATATACGTTGTCGGTGACGACTTCTTACGCTCTGATAACACTATTATGCAAGTAGGGACAAATACTTTTACTGCTGATATTTCACATATTAGAGTTCCTATCTGGATTACCCCAAGAGATTTTGGCTTTCGGAGAGCAAATAATTATGTTACATTAATATTAGATATTATAGATGCAAATACACTTAGTGGTGTAGTATCTTATTATCTTAAAGGTACTAACGACGACGGTAGTCCTAGCTTGCTTCCTCCAGGATTATCTTTGGATACAACCACAGGTGAAGTAGCTGGGCGTGTACCATATCAAAATGCAGTTACAACTGAATATAAATTTACTGTTGTAGCAAAAAGAATAGGTTATGATACAGATAGAGTCCAACTTTTAAAATTTGCCTATGAGTCTACTAATGCTGGCTTGACACAAATTAAAATGAATAAATTTGATCCTACATATGTTGGAAAAGTGCCAGGAAGAACATTTACTTACTTAGGTAGAACATACACTGTGTCTAACGTGCAAGTAAATGTTAGTAACGACTTTGATGTTGTGAATCTTACGTCTCCATTAATTGATACTATTCCTAGTCAGACAAGTTTAGATTTAGGTACTATTGCATTAGTTGAAGAAGAAATAGCAGAAAGCGAAAAAACATTTGTTGTAAAAATGCTAGGAGAAGTAGACAGTACCATTGCTTGGACAACTCCTGCAAATCTTGGAGAATTCAGTGCAAATTATATAAGCACGTTAGCATTAAAAGCAAATACAACTGTTCCTAACGCTACAATGCTTTACACAATAAAATCAGGAAATTTACCTTTTGGCTTATCTTTGTCATTAGAAGGAGAAATAATTGGTAAAGTTAATAGCTTTGGATCTATTGGTAAACCAGGATTAACTGTATTCGATTCACAAACTTTTACCTTAGATCAAAATGCAACAAGGTTTGATAGAACATATAAGTTTACTGTGACAGCTAGGGATCAATTTGGATATAGTGCTATTGATAGAGAATTTACTATAACGTTATCTGATCCAGACAATAAATTATATAGTAATATTCATATGGCTCCTATGCTAACTCCAGAAAGACGCAGATTATTCAGTGACTTAATAAATGATTCTGAAATATTTCCTCCGTCATATTTGTATCGTCCTAATGATCCTAATTTTGGATTACAAACAAAAATGAAGATGCTTGTATACCCAGGAATTGAATCAAAGAACGTATCATCTTTTGTAGCGGCATTATCACAAAATGCAAAAAGAAAGAAATATACTACTGGAAAAATAAAAACAGCAGTAGCAAAAAATCCAGGTACAAATGACATAGTATATGAAGTTGTTTATCTTGAGGTAAACGATCTACAAGAAAGTAAAACAAAAAATAAAACAAAAAAGAAGATTACAATTTTTAATAATGAAAAAGTTTTAGTCAATAGTACAAAATACGAAAGCGGAAATGATTACTATGATGCAGAATATTACAAAATTGACATATCTACAAGAGAGGACGGAGCAGTTACACATAAATTTGGAGATGATTTATTAATACCTTCTAGAAACCCTACACTTATTCCAGAAAGAAATATTACAAGTACAAACATACCGCAAAATGTTGCCCATGAGCTTTTCATTACATGTAGAGATGGTACCAATAAAAAAATACCTTTCACGCCTGGTATAATACCAAGTAGAAAACTAAGACCTGATCCTGAAAATACTATAACTGTTGATCTATCTGCAATGACTGTTGATGGATCAAATGATAGAACAAGATATATAAGCAATTTAACTCATATAAAAGACAATATACGTGCTCTAGGAGAAACAGAAAAAAACTTCATGCCACTGTGGATGAGAAGTAGCCAACCAAATCAAATTGCTGAATTAGGCATGATAAATGCTATTCCGCTTTGTTTTTGTAAGAAAGATACAAGCACTTTGATAGCAAGCAACTTACGTCTAAAAAATATTGATTTTACAGAATATGATTTAGATATCGACAGAGTAATTATAGATAGTTCAGAAGGCGTATCAGATGAACAATATATAGTTTTCGCAAATTATGAATACAATGTTTAACAAAGATAAATATATTGCAGGAGAATAAAATATGGCCAGTACAATTACAACAACAGGTTTTGATGCAGCTTACCCTGTAGCCGGACAAGATAACGATAGCCAAGGCTTTAGAACGAACTTTACGGTTACAAAAACAGCATTAGAAGCGGCTCGTGATGAAATCACAGCTTTACAAACTAATACAGCAAAGATAAATGCAAGTAACGATTTCAACGGTAGTATAATCAGAGAAGCTGAAATGCTTGCAAACACAGAAACTGTTTACGCAAACGGAAATGTTTCTGCATCACAAAATATAAGTTGGGAATTTGGCCATTACCAAACAATACAAGTAGGTGCTGATGTTACATTGACTCTTGCAGATTTTCCTACTAGTTCTAAATTAGGACGCATGAGAATGCAAATTACAAGTGATGGTAATCCAAGGAATATTACTTGGGCGGCCGCAGGCGGAGGGTCTTTTAAAACAGATAGTGATTGGCCTGTGACTTTTACTGTTTCTAGTCAAACTGATCCAATTATTGTTGACTTTTGGACTATAAATGACGGCGTCACAGTATTTGCAAAATATCATGGCGTATACGATTAATGTTTAATCCTTTAGTTGATAGTATGGATCAGCTAACAGATGCAGAAGTAGAAAATAAAGTTACTGAACTATCTAGAAAATATTTCCAAACTAAAAACCTACAGCTTCAACAGCAACTTTCTACAGTGATAGATATGTATAAAGAAGAAGCAAAAGCTAGACGAGCAAAAGCTCTAATAAAACAACAAAATAACAGTCAAGATGATAATAATTCTCTTGACAATCTGATTAATATCAGTTAATATAACTAAATGCTTATGAAGACAGACGAACTCGGTATACCTAGATTTTCTAATAAAGACCTTGTAGATATGATTTATTCAGGTCATGCTGATAAATGCCATGTGGTATTGTGCGATCAGTCTGATGATATAGATAAGTTTAATACAGCAATGGAAGAACAAGGCCTTGCAAAATTAAAGAAATATATTCCATTAGATGTAGACCAAAAAACTTTTGATGGTGTTTGCCAATCAGAATGGTTTATGCCTGATCAGTATAAAGATATTAATGTATATGAATATGTTCTTGGAAAAGCAGAAGTACCCTGTCCACAAAATATACAAGATCGTATATGGGAAGAATTAGATGCATTTAAAGAGCGTGACATGCACAACTTATTGCGTTACATGATCTATCTAGTTGATTTCATGCGTAGTAATAACATCGTATGGGGTGTAGGCAGAGGATCTAGTGTTGCAAGTTATGTGCTGTATTTAATAGGTGTACACAGAGTAAATTCAATCCAATATGACCTGGATTGGAGAGAGTTCTTAAGATAAGTAACAATATATAACTAGGAGGTATAATTATGCCAATGAAACAAACAGGACGAAAGCTACATAGAAGTGCCAACGGCAAAATTGTTGACATGGATTTGCTACGTCAAAAAAATGAGCTTACTCCTGCGGTAGGTAATGCTCGAGTAAATGCACGTGGAGATGAATTAGGTCCAGGTGGTAAAATAATTCGCAAACGTGAAGATATAATGAAAGAATATTATGCTTCTAACCCTGGTGTCAAAGAAGAAACACCTGTAAATCAAGCAGAAAAAGATTTAACTGAAGATTGGGTAGAAGATGAAGATGGTAATTTTGTTCAAAGAGGATCATAATGAGTATACATTATAAGAAGTTCAAAGGCAGTCTGACTGCAATAGGTAATCGTGTTTTAGTTACACACATGGATTTTGGTGAACAGAGAACAGCAGGTGGATTAATTATCTCTAGTGATGATGGTCAAACTAGAGGCATTTATCCACGCTGGGGTAAAGTTTATGACAAAGGTCCAAAAAATGATGATCCATATGAAATTGGTCACTGGGTGCTTATAGAACATGGACGTTGGACTAGAAGTGTGCTTTTAGAACAAGAAGAAGAAGATTTAGAAGTAAGAATGGTTGAAGCTGAAAGTATACTTGCTTGGAGCAATGAGCAACCAGAAACTGGATTACGTATTGGTGCTGAATTTAGCGATGGCGAACATGCAACGATTGATCCATCAAAATTTGTAAACGTATAAGAGGTAAAATTGACAAAACAAGTAGACTTAAATGCATATAATGACTTTGTAAAAAAAGTTACAAGTGGTGAATCTCTATCCTCAATGCAGATGTATAATCGCATGATTGATATAGAAACTACAGAAAGCGGAATGAAAGTAAATGCGGCATCTTTAATGACAGGTGCTATAGGATTATCTAGCGAAGGAGGAGAATTTGCAGAAATTGTTAAAAAGTGTATCTTCCAAGGTAAACCAATGGACGATGAAACTATATTTCATTGCAAACGAGAACTTGGTGATATTATGTGGTATTGGATTACTAGTTGCCGTTCTCTTGGTTTGGACCCTAACGAAGTGATTGCAGAAAACGTAAATAAATTAAAATCAAGATATCCAGATGGAGAATTTGATGTTTTTTATAGTGAAAATAGAAAAGAGGGAGATTTATAATGAGTACTTTAACAGAAGCACGTGAACAATATGATTTAGGTTTACGCCAATTTATGATTAACATGTATAATCATACTGCGGCTGGATTAGCCCTAAGTGGTGCTGTTGCATGGTTTGTATATTCTAGTGGATTATTATATCAAATGGCTGGAGCAATGTTACTTTTTGCATTTGCTCCGTTGGGTATGATCCTTTGGTATAGCTTTGCAGGAAGAAATTGGAGTTATTCAACACTCAGAACTTTCTATTACAGTTTTGTTACTGTAATGGGAGTTGGATTAGCACCTATTTTTGCTGTATATACTGGCGGAAGTATTGCTCAAGTATTTTTTATATCTGCATGTACTTTTTTGAGTGCAAGTCTTTATGGATATACAACTAAAAAGAACTTACAAGGATTCGGACAATTTCTTTTTATGGGATTGATTGGAATAATTATTGCAATGATTGTAAATATTTTTATTGCAAGTTCAGCATTAATGTTTACAATTAGTGTCTTAGGTGTTTTTATCTTTACTGGATTGACAGCATGGGACACACAAAATGCAAAGCAAATTTATTTAAACCACGGCGGAGATCCACGCTTTGGTATACAATTTGCGATAAGTTTATATCTTAATTTTATTAACTTATTTCAGATGTTACTGATGCTTTTGGGCAACAGAGAATAAAAAATACTTGACTCCTATCAATTTTTAAGCTATAATATATATAAAAAATTGATAGGAGTTTTCTTTTGGCAACACACGGCATGATTGATTTAGAAACACTGGGTGTAGAACCTGACAGTGTCATTATGACATTAGGCGCAATTAAATTTAATCCATTTACTGATGATGAACCACATACCCCTCTCTACTTAAAATGTGATGTTGAAGAACAAAGTGAACAACTTAATCGCTCAATTGATGACAATACTTTAGCATGGTGGAGTAGACAGCCTAAAGATATACAAGAAGAAGCGTTCGGTGAAGAAAATCGTGTGGCAATGGATAGTCTTACAAAACAATTGAACAAGTGGTGCAATGGTTTGGACTACGTTTGGTGCCAAGGTCCTACATTTGATTTTGTTATTTTGCAAGACTTATATAAGAATATAGGAAAACCTGTGCCGTGGAATTATTGGCAAATTAGAGATAGTAGAACTTTATTTTCTATGATGGACCAAGATCCCAGAAAAGAAATACAAGAAGAGCTACATAATGCATTAGCAGATTGCTATTATCAAGCAAAATGCGTTCAAAAATCATATAAGTATTTTGGAGTAAATGAATGAAAGAATTATGGGTAGAAAAATATAGACCTAAGACTGTTGACGGATACGTTTTCCGTGATGACGGGCAAAGAACACAGGTGAAGCAATGGATAAAAGACAAAACAATTCCGCACTTATTATTCTCTGGAAATGCTGGCATTGGAAAGACGACTTTAGCAAAACTATTATTCAACGAATTAGAAATCAACAGTTTAGACGTTTTAGAAATAAACGCAAGTAGAACTAATTCAGTAGATGACGTAAGAGATAAGATTGTAAACTTTGTACAAATGATTCCATTTGGTGATTTCAAAGTTGTACTGCTTGATGAGGCAGATTATCTAAGTCCAAACGCACAAGCCGCATTGCGTGGCGTAATGGAAGAGTATCATACTACTGCAAGATTTATTTTAACATGTAACTATCCTAATAGAATTATTCCTGCACTACATTCAAGATGTCAAGGTTTCCATATTGCAAAGATTGATCAAACAGAATTTACTGCAAGAGTTGCAGAGATACTTATCACAGAAGGTGTAAAGCCAGACTTAGATATTTTAGATACATATGTAAAAGCAACA